GATATGGTAGATGTGCGCAACATTCCTTATTACGCTGGCGAAGGTTTAAAAGGACTGGTTAATTCTGTTGAAACTTTATCTAAATTTCCTTTAGCAGCGGGAGAACTAGGAAGTAAGTTGATTCGTCAAAAACCCAGTAAAGAAATGTTTAGTGAAGCTATAGAAAATATAACGCCCGGTTCATGGTCCGAGAACCTTGGACTAACATCCTTGGTTGAAGGTATGAGAGAAAAAAGACCGAAGGATGCTCAAACAGTTGGAGGAATTTTAAGTCTTGGAACGGAAGTAGCAGTACCGACAGGTGGAGCATTTAAGGCAGGACAATTTTTATTAAACAAAGCCAGTAAAGCAATGGGTAAGGTAAAAGATGGGAAAAATTTAAATAAATTAATAGATGAAAAATTAACGGACTTTGGCCAAAGTCGGAGAGACTTTAATGTAATGGCAGGTACAAGTGGCTTAATGATAGCATTAAAATCAATTGGACTTGGAGGTTTGTTTAAGGCAGCAACTAAAATTAAACCTAGTGACGATGTAGTGATGAGATTAAGAACATGGATTGATGATAGTGACGTAGATACGGAGTGGGGTCCAGTAGCCACTGGTAAATGGGCCGGTGCTTTTGATGTTGAAAGTTTATCAACAGCTGGTGCGAAAACTTTGAAGAAGATTATGGGAAAAGATTATAAAGTTTCACTTGATAAAGAATATATTTTTGGACAATCAGGTGAATTAGGAAGTGTGGTTAAAGGTAATACTAAAACACATATACCTAAAGACGACATGTTTCTGAATGTTCCCACAGATGAGGCATCATACATAGCAGATGCTTTAAAAAAAGCGGGTCATAAAGTAAAATTTGAACATATAGATGATGGATATGGTTCAGGAGTTGATTACTTATTACAACATTTTAAAAAAGAGAGAGATTATTGGAAAGGAAGAATAAAAGACAAGGATCATACAGACAATTATAAAAAATTCTCAGAAAAAGTTAAAAAAATGACTGAGAGAGAAAAGATTGAATATCATAGTTCAATTACAGATGATTATGGCTATCACATTAATGAAGACGTAAAAGAGGTGCTTGATATTTTAATGCCAATTAAAAAAGCCGAAGGCGGAAGAATTGGTCTTGGTGCAGGTGGACCTCCTATAAGTGGTGAAGAATTAAAACAAATAAAAAAAGAATCTAATGGTTCGGGTATCATGGACTTTTTAAAAATAACAGGTAGTGGTGGAATGGGTTCAAATAAAGATATTTATGATCAGGGACAACAAATACCAGGATTAGATCAAAAACAATATAATTACGGTTTTGGCGTTGATGCTAATATACCTTTTAATTTACCTGGAGGAGGTAAGTTAGAAATAGGAGGTGGTACTGGTTTTGGAAGAGGTAGAACAGAAACTACTTATAAGGGAGAACCAGTTCCAGGGATGAGTGGAATGGGAGAATCAAGATTAGGCGATCAATGGAATATAGATGCTAAAATTACTTATCCTTTTGCAGACGGTGGTTTAACAAAAACTATCCCACCTGAAAGAGGACCTGATCCACAAGGGTTGCCTTCTGCCCTATATAATGGTATAATGCGGCCTAGGAGTTATTAATGGCAGAAATTGATAAGACTCTTCCTACTACAGATCTCCCTCCAGTTATTGCACCCGATGTAGAAATTCCAGTAGCGGATGAGACTAAACTAATCGAAACAGAAGGTATTGAAGCAACAGAACTTCCTGATGGAGGGATGGATATTAATTTTGATCCATCAACCAAGTTGCAAATTCCAGGAACCGAGGGCCATTTTGATAACTTAGCAGATCTTTTACCAGATGATATTTTGACTCCAATTGGATCCGATATGCAGTCTGACTATACAGATTATAAGCAATCAAGAAAAGAATGGGAAGATACTTATACCAAAGGATTAGACCTTTTAGGATTTCAATATAAAATAAGAACCGAACCTTTCCAGGGAGCGTCCGGTGCTACTCACCCAGTTTTAGCTGAAGCAGTAACGCAGTTTCAGGCAATGGCTTATAAAGAATTATTACCGGCGGATGGACCGGTTAGAACCCAAGTGATGGGTTTATCCACTCCCCCTAAAGAACAACAATCCCAAAGAGTTAAAAATTTCATGAATTATCAAATCATGGATCAAATGAATGAGTATGAACCTGAATTTGATCAAATGTTATTTCATTTACCTCTATCGGGTTCAACATTTAAAAAAATTTATTATGACGATTTACTAGGACGAGCTGTTTCAAAGTTCGTTCAAGCAGATGACTTAGTGGTTCCGTATGCAGCTACCTCATTAGATGATGCGGAAGCCATTATTCATGTACTAAAAATTCCAGAAAACGAATTAAGGAAACAACAGGTTTCCGGATTTTATCGAGATGTCGAATTAGGAAAACCTCCTATCTTTCAAGATAAAGTTGAAGAAAAAGAAAAGGAACTCGCTGGTACTAAAAAAACAGGCAAGCAAGAAGATGTTTTTACATTACTTGAATGCCATGTAAATTTAGACATAGAGGGTTTCGAAGATGTTGGCCCAGATGGAGAACCAACAGGAATAAAATTACCTTACGTCGTAACAGTCGAAGAAGGTAGCCGAATAGTTCTTTCTATTAGAAGGAATTATGCACCCAATGATCCAACCAAAAGAAAAATCCAATATTTTGTCCATTTCAAGTTTCTGCCAGGACTCGGATTTTATGGCTTTGGACTCATTCACATGATTGGCGGATTGAGCAGAACGGCAACGGCTGCTCTCCGTCAATTATTAGACGCGGGTACATTATCTAATTTACCAGCAGGATTTAAGCAACGAGGCGTGCGTATTAGAGATGACGCACAACCCCTTCAACCAGGAGAGTGGAAAGATGTCGACGCTCCAGGTGGAAGTTTAAAGGATTCATTTTTTAACCTACCTTATAAAGAACCTTCTCCCACATTATTACAATTAATGGGAGTGGTTGTAGCGGCAGGTCAAAGATTTGCCTCGATTGCTGATATGCAAGTCGGTGAAGGCAACCAACAAGCAGCTGTTGGAACGACGATCGCCCTTTTGGAACGTGGTTCAAGGGTAATGTCAGCAATCCATAAAAGATTATATGTTGCATTAAAACAGGAATTTAAATTACTGGCAAAAGTATTTGCTACTTATTTACCTCCTGAATATCCTTATGATGTAGTTGGTGCGGCCAGAACAGTTAAAGTTCAAGATTTTGATGATAGAGTAGATATTTTACCGGTTGCAGATCCAAATATATTTTCAATGCAACAACGTGTAACATTAGCACAAACAGAATTACAATTAGCAATGTCTAATCCACAAATGCATGATTTATATTTATCTTATAGAAAAATGTATGAAGCAATTGGAATAAAAGATATTGATCAAATTTTACCACCCCCTCCTCCTAAAATGCCTAAAGATCCTGCATTGGAAAATATTGATGCAATCTCTGGTAAGCCTTTTCAAGCTTATCCAGGTCAGGATCATAGAGCGCATATTAGTGCACACTTACATTTTATGTCTATGAATATGGTTAGAAATAATCCACCTATTATGGCGGCGATGGAAAAAAATGTTTTAGAACATATTAGTATTATGGCTCAGGAACAGGTACAGGTAGAATTTCCTCAAGAATTTCAAATGTTGGCACAAATGCAACAAGCAGCTCCTTCTAATCCACAAGTAGGACAACAAGTTCAACAACTTACTCAAAAGATAGAAGCTAGAAAAGCTGTATTAATTGCTGAAATGATGAATGAGTTTATGGAAGAAGAAAAACGTATTACATCTCAATTCGATCATGATCCATTATTAAAAATTAAATCTAGAGAAGTAGACTTAAAAGCTATGGATACTACAAGAAAAGACAAGGAAATGAAGCAAAGAGGCGAAATAGATAGAGCTAAATTAGTTCAAAACAGAGATATCCAAGAGGATAAGCTTGAACAAAATGAAGATTTGGCTATACTACGAGCTGATACATCTATGGCCAAACAAGAGATGGGTGATCAAAATAGAAAAGAGATTGCTCGTATGAAGGCAAGAGATGTACGAACTTTAAAAGGACCAAGAAGCTAAGGAGGCATAATGGCAAAAAAAGAACCTTTCTACAAAGGAATTAACCACAAACAATTCGTCAATAAGGATGGATATCCTAAAGGCGGTGTTGAGGTTAAAATTCCTGAAGGCATTCCAACAACTAATAAAGTTGGCGGCCAACGTAGAATGTTAAAAGAAAAAAAATCAAGCGTTAAGTGGTACTAGTATGTGGTTTAGTGCTATAAAATTAGCGCTCAACGCAGGGAGCCACATTTACAAAAAACGCCAAGAGTCCAAGATGGCTATGGCAGACGCACAATTTTTGCATGCGCAAAAACAAGCTCGAGGTGAGGAAGCTTACCAGGGCAAACTTTTAGAGGCCCGTCAAAACGACTACAAGGATGAATTTGTACTTTTGATCCTAAGCGCCCCCATAATCGTGCTCGCCTGGGGAGTCTTCAGTGACAATCCTGCGGCGATGGAGAAGGTGAAAATCTTCTTCGAGCATTTCGCGTCACTGCCAACATGGTTTTCGACTTTATGGATTCTTGTAGTTGGAAGTATTTTTGGGATAAAGGGAACACAAATATTTAGAAATGGTGGACCTAAGAAAAAATGAGAACTTTTCTAAAACAACCGTATGCTATTATTAACAAAGTTGAACCTAAATTAGATTTAAAGGACACGAAAAAATATTTAAAAAAGTTAAAGAAAAAAAGGAAAGGAGAAAAATATGGCAAGTGAACTATTAAAAGGAAAAGTTAAATGGTTTAATACAACCAAAGGATACGGTTTCATTGAACGAGAAGACAAAGAAAAAGATGTTTTTGTACATTCTTCAGCAGCTCGAGCAGCAAACTTGAATTTAAACGAAGGTGATACATTAACATTTGAAGTTGAAAATGGTGAAAAAGGTCCTTCAGCAGTTAATTTACAGTCAACATAAACGGTAAAAATAATGACATTAGAAGAAAAAATTAAGGTTATTAGAAGTGTTAAACCTAAACTAGGTTTAGAAGGTAAAAAAGCATACCTTAAGAGGCTTAAAAACAAACGTTTAAGTAAACGAAAGAAGTAGACAAAAGTTGTTAATTTTAATATAATAAAATATGAATATTTTTAAAAAATTTTGGAATTTTCTTTTTGGAAGTAAAGAAGAAAAAAAAGA